GTATCCTTGTGAACGATGACACTCCCCAAAGTGAGCACGACGACCCGAGGCAAGTCCGCTTTATTTCAAAGCGAACCCATGCAGATACACTATCCATCGGTGGACATCCATTGAGCTTAGGTTAGCCATCTCCTTCGCATGTCGTAATGCGGCAATCAAATCTTCTCTAACATGCCATGGCTCATCTACCTTATCATCTTTCCATTCTATTACTTCAACATTCTTCTCTCGCATCCTTTGGAGTTTATCCTTTGCATTCATTGAAGACCACTCCATAATCATTCGGAACCACCACAACAGATCCACACAATAACGACCTGATACTAATGTTACATATAAATGGCCTGAAACATCTAAACCCAATCTTTTTACCAGATCTGTTCGTTCATGTAGATGGTCTGATCGTATTCTCATTAAAGATGATTCGGCTCTTAGTCCTATAAATCTACACAATGATATATCTGGTAAATTTCGTTCAAAGTCAGTATACTTAACAATCACGCAAAATTGTTCCGCCCAAAACGGATCATATCTAATCGCTCGCGCATCTATCTCACCTTGCCACATTAATAGTAACATGAATCCATTTCCGTCGATAACCAATCTATCTTCAGCTGAATAGCGTAGCATCAGGCTTCGACGATCCATTTTGAAATCATCATAACCATATGGCTTAGTATCTCCCACCCATAATGTTGCTATCTCGGATTCACGTAATATCTGGCTAATCTGCATTTGATAATCTTCGTTCCGCTTATTCGTAAGATAGAATAAATCACATCGTTTCTCCTGATGCTGACTTGTCAGACCATTGTCTCTCATTATATGTAACGTTTCAATTATCGATCTCTTCAATTTTCTCCCTCTATCAAGGCCGTGAAACTTAGCCACCATTTCTCGTGCTTTCTTCACATTCACGTAAAAAAGTTGAGCTTCTTGTAAATGTTTCCTATCTATATGACTCGGCGCATCATGATGTATTATTACATTTCTCAACTCATACATATTCTGTGGTGCACCCGGTTGCGGCAGCACACAGCTACCGTACAATGTAAGCTGCTCTTGATATTGCGGAATTCGTCTTTTCACAATCGCCATATGTAGCCAACTTTTATTTTTCCTAGCTGTTTCTTCTCCCAGTGCATCTTGCTCTCGGCAGATATCCTCCCATTCCCACGGAGACGCATCACCCTTGTCACTTCTCACATCCCAAATTAACATATGTTCTTTACCCGTTTGTTTGAACTTTAGCAGATCTTTTGGCTCTTTGAAAACACATGGGTATACTTTTACGTTTGAACTTCCATAGTTAGGTGCGATAGGATCGATACATACCCACTTAACTCTTGAGAACCTTTGAGGATCGCGTTTTTGGAAAATCCGTAGCGTTCGTAGATCTCCACACCCGACGTAATAAACCACATCGCATGAATATATTGCATAATCTAACATCGATACCAATTTTTCATCACAGGCGGCATCACTTTGGTAGATTTCATTATCCATTACACCAAATCTAGTTATCATTGGACATAATTCGGGTAAACCATACACTTTATGCTTTCGCGGATCTGATTTTGTCACCGTCTCAATTTCACTTCCATGAAATGTTATGCAGTTCTTAAAAGCGTACTTTCTTAACACATTTCCAAATTCCGCCCTAAGTCGCACTCGCTTCGCACCTATTATCCGTTCTAGCATTTTATGTACCTCAGGACCTCGTAAATCTAAACTTCCTTTCGGTATATGTATGTCCCGCGGTGCAATCGCATCCTTTAATCGAGTAGAATCATCTCCATATACTACAAAGATAATACTATGTCCTCTTGCCTGTCGTATGGTTAACGCGTGTAGTCTTCCAATAGCATAAACATCAGTAAAGTAACGTCCATTTTCGATCCATAATTCATTGACTGTTTTATCTCCTTCGATTTTCCATGTCGGTAAAAACAATTTGCTCGCTAGATGTTCCAAACTCTTAGATAAGTGTATTACTGCATGTGACATCGTTCATCTAAAAC